TTCTTCCTGCCTCTGATGCTTTCCCTTGGGCCGCCAAGTCGCGCCAGTCGATCCATGTAGGCAGGGGAGCCGGCCATCTGAGCGCCGCCACGAATGGGCAGGCTTGGCCCGCCACGACTCATTGCAGCTCGTAAACTTGCCGCTGCCGCATTTAGTTCGCGTGTATATCTGCCAATCGAAGCATTCATGCGCAACGTCGCTGCGCGTGAGCCTGCAATGTCGCCCGTATTGCTAGCGGAAATTACATCTGTCGCTTGCGAGCGAAGCCTTCTAATTCGCGCTGGGTCTGCTCCCGGCATCGCAGACAGGGCGCTGATCCTTTCCTGGCCGCGTCTACCCGTTTCGAAGCCGGTAGATCGTCCAGTGCGACCACGGTTTAGCTCGTTTTGCTGGCGCAATAGCCCCGCCATTTCAGTGGCGATTCGCTGCATTAGTTGCAGATTTTCTCTGCCGCCAGCAGTCGCCAAGTCCCAGGCGCCACGGACGTTACGGGCCTGTTGTTGCAGCTCTGGGCTTAGGCCCATGCCCCCGCCACCTCGCGCAAATTCCCGTTGCCGGCCTTGGTATAAATTGGTAAGATAATTGCCACGACTTGCGTTACCAATGCCTGTCGAAACGCTTGCTAACCTGTTGGCCGCATCGTTAGCTCTGCTCTGTATGTTCTCTCGAATGTTGCTTGTGCGGTTAAGCGCTCTTGCGTACCTGCCTTCGGCTGCCGCAATTAAGCGGCGATTTTGCTCCTCCTCTCTAAGCCTTCTTTTTGCCGCGATGGCACGCTCCCTTGCCGCTTCGTAGGCTTGGTTGGCAAGCCTACGCTGCGCCATCGTGCCCCCGCCTTGGGTGTACCTGCCAGCGGAATCACGGGCTTGAGCTGCGCTGGCTTGCCATCGCGTGGCCCCTCGCAAGTCACGGATACCTTGCCCAACGTCTCCGGCTGCTCTGCGAACATTGCGAGTGGCAGATTGCGCAAGCTGGCCTACAATAAGCTGTGCTTCCTGGAGATTGCCGTATAGCTGAGTGGTCCTCCGAAGCTCCGCATTAAGTTGGCGAATCTCGCCAAGGCCCTGTATGCCAACACTGATTAACCCCCGATAGTCGCTCACTCCCTGCCCTGGCGCCAGTGTCCCACCTTAGCGCCTCCTGGGTTGGCTGGCCTGTGGGACGGCTGGTATCGGATCGGCCAGGATCTCTTCGTATGCAGCGTGCATAATTATGTCATCCTGAGTTGCGTCGCGCTCAAGCTCGGAAAGCGTCTTTCCGAGCACCTTGCATAACGCAAGCCTAAGCATCAGGGCCGAATCCTTTTTTATCGCCTCCTTGATCGCTTTTGGAATCTTGGCTTGCCAGCATCCCCCCATTGAAGATCAGGGCTTCCATCATGGTAGTCAAGTCTGCCTTGGCATACTCTTGGCGCATTACGCCTTTGTCGGCAACTGGGTCAAACATTTTCTCGCCGTCTTCGTATTCGGCACGAAGAATCAGCACTCGCAGGCCGTAGGCGTTAGTGTTGTTGTCGGTCTTGACTGCTTCCCTGATTTTTTCGTCTTCCGCTTCGGTCAGCGGCATAAAATACATATCAAATGTAGCGCCAGTGGATAGCGTGATCTCCACTTTGCGACGTTGGCGAGTTGCCTTGAGCAGTTCTTTGACGTTTTTGGCCATGGGAAGGATGTTGCAGCGAGGGAATCATAGCACCGGGTCAAGGCACAAAAAAGCAGGGCCGAAGCCCCGCTGTGTGACGATCCGCAAACGATCAGAAGTCAGTCAAGCCAAAAAGGTTGGTGGGGGTGTCCGAGATTCGATAGTTAATCGAAATCTCAGTCGGGCTATCATCTTGCGAGATAGCGCCGCTAAGGCCAAGTAGGACGATAGGGAAGCTGCATTGCAACGAAGCAGCATCGTCAACCATGTTCGGGTTGCCAGTAGTGGCGACAGCACTAAAGTACGCCTTCAACTGGGCACCGTTTTGATCGTTAAACATCGTACCTTGAATAATACGATTGGTGAAAGCAAGGCGATCCTCGGTAAGGCGTACAGTCAGAGTGCCGCTGCCATCTGCAAAACCGGCCTGATACTTGCGGAATCGAGCAAGTTTAGGGCCAGTAGCGGAGCCAGGCTTGCAAGGAAGAGAGGTAATGTCAATCTCGCCCCTAGTAAGGGTAAGGTCAACGGATGGCACTTCGCACATGGCATAAGCCGTGGCGAAGCTCATCTCGATGTGGTTGCCTTCGCCTGGAGTGTTCGCGCCGCCAGCGCCACCGTTGCCGGTAAAAGCAAGCGCGGCGCCGCCAAGAGTGGCAGAGATAGTGCAAGACGTGGAAGTGGGACGGGTCTTGATGTAATAAACTGTTCCATCAGTGATGGCAGCATCAAGGTTAGCGGTTCCTTTTTCCGTGAAAGTTACAGGATCACCAACACGAAAATCAGAATTAGCAGGAATATGAAGAACCGAAGTGGTAGCAGGACTAACGGGAGCAGGGAAATCAGTTTTGTCAAGCAGGCAAGCCAGAGTACCGGGGGGCTTCATGGCGATCATGCCATCTTGGCCGGTGAGAACGCTGACAGGGCCGCAGTTAGCGACGGGCATAGGAGGTCCGACCCGTGGCCGGTGATTGCTGTAGCCGCCAGTCTACTCCCTATGGCGAGCCATGAAGGGCATAGAAAACCGGGTGAAGTGATGCGCCCTGTCCTGTAGCTGCGCCTGCGTCGGCCCTGTGAGCGTGCCGACGCGAGCGATGATGGATTGCCCCGGCGGCGGGATCGAGCCGTTCAGGGCCGATAGCGCGTCGATCACAGGGCCGGCAATGACCAGCCCCCGGCCAGGGCCGATGCTTTTGCGGGTGAAGATTTCGCACACCAGGGAGCCTCGAATGTGCCACGAAGCCTGGGCGCCGATGGCCTGCTCCTGCATCAGCCCAAAATTAACACGAACAAGACAGTATTCGTCATCATCTGCAAACTCAGTAGCAAGTTGATTTTCGACATAAACCCGCACCGGACTGGCAGCATCAATCACAATGCGCTCATAGATGCCACGAATTTGCTGTAGGGGGACTGTCATTTTTTGTTTACAGGAATAAGGAAGCCGGCTTTTGCGCCCTTTTTAATAGCATCCTTGAACTTGCCGCCTCCCATATAGTTGTCATACCAGTCCTTCTCTGCTGTTGACATTGCCGGTCGCTTGCCTCGTTCCAGTATCTCTTCTGTTGACATTTTCTCAACATCGCCCCGGTACTTGCCGACTCTTCTGCCTATGGCAACTGGCGTTTTGATTGGATCTTCTTCTTGCCGTATAAACTTGCCGGGGATAAGATCCATTGCCTCCTGCGCATAAGGAGAAGAGTTGCCGATAAGCAGCTCAACTTTGCTTCCGCTTGCTGGCAGGGAAGATGTAAACTGGCCCCTTGCGTTACGGCCTTGGGTTTTAAGCAAGGGGATGTTAAAAAGATTGTACTTACCATCTTTGCCGCCTGGCCTTGCGCCTCTTTTGCCATCGGCAGTTTCGACATACCAGCTATCCCTGAAGTCACCGCCCCAAGCTGGGCTGATAGCAGCAAGGTCGTTTACTACTTCCTTGGCGGCATTGCGCAATGCAGTAAATGCAGCGTCCTTAATCTCGTCAGACATTTTCTCAAGACCGAAGCCCTTGCCTTTCTTCGCTGGTTTACGCCGTCTCGCCATTATTCTGCCCTCGCTGTAATCTTGCTTGCGTACATAGCAAAGGCTGTGGTTCCACTTTCTGAGCCTTGCACGATAAAGGCCTTCCCGTCAAGCGTGGTGATTAGCTTGCCGTCCAGCGTCGTCAGGTAAATTGGTCCGACGATAACGCCGTCAATGCCACTACCATAGCTTTCGACTTCTGTTACCTTCCACTTGCGCCCGAGGTATTCGAGCCGATCATTGGAACTAATAGGCCAAGGCACTGTATCATGGTCAACCCATACGCTGACTTCGTTGCCTTGCCCGACTCCGTTGCGTTCTGACTTTTTAGAGCGCGTTACAGCACCGGCAGCGGTAAACCTTGTTTCGGTGACAGCAACCGTTCCCAGGGTTTCATTGTAAACGCCAGGAGTTACTTTAATGTATGTAAGCGACTGGGATCTATACTTGTCTATCATCCGTTTTGATAACGGCTTTGCCCAAGCATCTTGCGGAGCGTTCATTTAGCCTCGAAGAATGCGGACAGAACTTTCGTTTTGCCGGTCAACCCAGCAGCCAATTAGATCCAGCAGCCATGGATAGAGCCGCAGGACAGTAGGCGAGTAACTGCCAACACGCTTATCTTTTGGCAGCACCTGTGCCATGGTGGTAGGGGCAAAGTATTCTTGCTCGAATACGTCGAACTTCTCTCGCTTAACAACTGGTGCCGGCAACTGGCTCGAAGCGCCAATAACTGCCGCACTGCTGCTAAAAAGCACCAGCGCAAGTTCTGAGGCAGCAGCAAGATAGCCTGCTGTTAGGCTGTTACCGCAACAAGTCGCCTCATCAGTACACCAGCGTAATGTACGCAGCGCAGTTTGAGCAGAGTTAAGAGCCTGCGCCTTTTGCGTTGCGTTGAGCGCGGTCCAGGCGGTCGCCTTGAGAGTGGCTCCCATGTAGGCGTCAGCCTGCTCCACCGTGACCAGCGCCGGGGGCGTGCAGTTGCAGGGACGCTCGCGATTAGCGCTGGAGTAGTAATAGGGATCGGCCAGGCGATGCCACGGCCACCAGGATGCGTTCACACCGCGTACACGCGCCAGGCAGAGCCGTTGTACCAACAGAGCGCGTTGGCGCTACCACCGGCCACGGGAGCAGAGCCCACAGTGGGGGAAGTGAGATTGCTGACCCTGACAGTTGTGCCTGTCCTGGGGTTTGCAGGCAGAGTGGCGACCGTGTAAACCTTGCGATATTCGAGAAAATTAAAGAGCGCCATCGGGAGACGGTACGGGCCAGCCTCGATCATAGCTCAGATCGGGCCATGAAAAAGCCCCCAGGAGGTGACATTCCTGGGGGCTGGAATCCAACTCGGAGCCAACCGATCAAATTGTACCACCGAAAGACGAGTTTGTCACCAGTCGGACCAGCGGGATCAAACGCGCATCGCCGTAAGCAAGCCCAAAGTTTGAGCCTGTTGCGAGTTGAGCGTTAGTTGGGTTGTCACTAGCCGAACTCCAGGTAGTGCCAGGAACGTGGAAACTGTGATGGTAGTCCACAATGATACCATCTTGCTTAGATGGTGCATTACGAACCGTCTCAATCTCAAGGGGAGTTTGTTCGCCCTCAAGCATGACGCCATCGCCACAGAGGTAGCTAACAAACTGCCGCTGTTGGCCGCTGGTGCCAATGATCGGAAGTTGGTCATCAACGACAACCTTAACGTTGAAAGCGCTACCAATCAACAGGCGTGTGTTAATACCCCTGCGGTCAGCATCGTAGGTCAGGAAGCCCACTTGCTCAAGATAGGCTTGAACAAGAGAGTGACAGAACAGAGTAGTAATCTCAGACTGCCGTTCGCCCAACTTGTAACGAGCTTCGATAACGTTTTCAGCCGTCATCCAGTTGGCGATGGTAGAGCCAGTGGTAACAGACTTATTTACGTTATTGGTGGCATTAAGCGGGCCGCCAGTGCCAAGCAAGCCCTCAAGTTGCGCAATCATTTTGCGGGTCTTGATCTTGTTGAGCGCCGGCTCAAGCTGATTCGCAAGTACCTGCAAAGGATCTTCGCCGCTGGCCAGCTTCGAGAGCTTGTCAACAGCGTAGGCAAAGCCCCGGTGGGTGATAGTGGCGTACTGAGTGCCGCTGGTGATGCCCTGAAAGGTGAAGTGGCCCTCACCAGAATCGCCCCATTCGCGGCTGGAGTCCATGCGTTCTTCCACCGGGTCAATCGGTCGGAAAAACGGCGCTTCGACCCGAGCGCCGGTAGTGGAAGTAAGCAGTTTATCGCTTCTGGCCAAGATGCCAGAACGAACCATCAGAGACTTTAGGAAAATCTCTTCTTGAAGGTAGGCGGCAAATTCACCAGAAGTAGCAAGCCGCGTAAGGCTTGCTACATCGCCGGCAAAAGTACCGCCCAGGTTGCCAAGGAACACTGGAGGAAAAGCAGAGGTTGTTTAGTCGGCATGACCGCACAGCCGTCAATGCTTTTGCCCAGGGCTCGGCACAGCTTTACCCTTGGCCGCGAGCAGCAGCGCTCGCTTCAGCCTTCAGCTTAGCAGCTAAATCAGGATCTTCCTGCTGTATGGCGATGCGTGCAGTCACGTTTCCACCAGGAAGCCATGGGTTAGTGACAATACCGCCACCAGAAGCGGCAGGAGCGCCCGTAGCCGGCCTGGAGCCCATGCCACCGCTACCGCCTTGGGGCTTGAACAGATAGGCGTATTGAGGGTTTTTGCGGAGCTTGCCGGCAAGGTCGGTGATAACAACTTCTAAGCCATCAATAACTGCAATAGTTTTGCCGTTATTGTCTTGAACAAGAGAATGTAGCAATGCCCATGCGTGCTCAGGATGGAAAACTTCGGCGGCATTAAAGACAGCAAGAAAATCAGCACGCTTGCGATCCTCGACGCGCTTAGCGTCTGCCTCCGCAATGGCCTTGTCCTTTTCTTCGTTTTCTTTTTTTAGCGCTTCAAGGTTGTCGTTTGCTTGTTTGAGCAGTTGTTCAAACTCGCCTCTTTTCTCTAAGTCTTTTCTGACGCGCTCTGCTTCCCTGTTCTTTAGCTCGTTAAGTTCGTCGGCCACTTTTTTCTTTTCAGTTAAGATTGTATCTTTGTTGCCATTCAAAGCCGCCAGTTGCTGCTTAAGGTCTTCGGCTTCTGCGGCCTTGCGTTGCAATTCTGCAATTTGTTCAGCAGTGAGTTCCATGGCTTGATTGGTGGATGCGCTATACTGTAGCGCGTAACCGATTCATTGCACCATGGCAACAGCCGCCCCGACTCCAGCCCATCCGGCAAAGCCCAGTGTTCCCGCCCCTGCGGTTGTCGCGCCCGTGGCCCCTGCATTTGATCCAGACAGTGAGATCGCACAGCTCAGGGCCGAAATAGCGCGGCTTCACTCGCCTTCCGAAAACCCGCCGGCAGATGAAAACAAGCCGACTGGCCCCGAGACGATTGACATGGGCGGCCTTGTACTTCGGAAGACCGTTGGCACAGACGGCGTATGCGAGACTGAAGTGTTGAAAAAGCCGATGATTGATCGTGAGTTGATTCGGGCCACTAAAGCCAGTCAGCGTGAGTCTGGCTTCTGATCGCAGCGCCTAACTGAAAGCCCCTGAACTGCTGCGTGTAGCGGTTCAGGGGCTTTCTTAGTCGGGAATCAAAGCGGCAAGCCTTTCGTCTTCGTCAAGGTCTGGCGGATCGACAAACTCACCCCTTTTAGCTTGATTCCAGCCACGCAAGATAGATGCCATGGCGCTTTCCGATCTTTCACTTCTCCAAGCGTCAATCTCTTTCTGAACCTCCTCTGAAGTCATCGCCTCTACCGTGCCTAGTTCAAGTTTAATTTTAGCCCTTTGCATGGCATTTCGCAAGCGAGTAATGCGCTCGGATCTTTCGGCGCCAGAATCAGGCGCCAGTGATATATTCAGGTGAGTTTCTTCAAAGCTAAAAATGCAGTCCTCACGCACTGCCAGCGCTTGTTTTTCGACCAGCTCCAGAAGACGGGAGCGAGCGGCCTGATCCTGCGGCACCATTGGCGTTCTGCGTTTTTTGCTGCTCAAGCATAACACGCTCCGCCTCTTTTTTCAACTCTTTAACGGCTTCACCTAGCTTTTTTAAGTCCACGTCTTCGGGTATCCATTCGCCTTGGGCCAAGATGCGATGGAATAGTTCAGTCGTAATTTGGCCACTGGCCTCTATGTCGGCCAGCACGGCCACGTCTTGGCCCAGCAAGCGATAGAAGTCAAAGTCCTTGTCGATAACAACCCTGGGCGGCTCTATGCCCCTGTAATCTGCCGCCATTCTAAATGCTTCATTAAGCGCAGCTTGCGTTTCAGTTGCAGCCACTGATAGCACGCAGTTGGCTTGCTGGTGGTCAATGCGCTTTGCGTCGGCACTTTCAGCTACATGCTTCTGACCTAGCAGCTTTGTAACGCCAAGATGCGAGATTTCATTTTCCAAGCGATCAAGTAGAGCCGCTTGAGCCTCAAAGGAGCCGGCGTCACACTTAACCCAGTATGCTATAGATGGGTGATTCATTTTAATAGCATAATTCTGCCCCGTAATCGCCTCGTTATTGTCGTAATCTTCTAGTATTAGCAGCCCGATGGCAGCGATATGCAACGAATGCAGAAGGTCTGCTAGGCGCCGGTAGTGGGCGATATTCAGATGCGCAACGTCAGCTAATGGGGGAGTAGCACATAGATAGCCTTCTTTCTCGGCATAAATGTTTACCAGTGGAATATAGTCGAGAGGAGTAAACCCAATATCACCTATTGTTTTGTTTGATTCAAACACTTCGTAAGCGCCAGGGACAAGAACGCGAGCAACAAAAACGTACTCTTCCCCGTAGGCGCCCTTAGCAACTTTCCGCTCTTCCTGATAGCGAAACGTTGTTAGCTTTGCGCCGGGATCGTCGCTTTCTCGCCGGCTGCCCAAATACTGCCATGGATCAACCGGCACAAAGTATGGGCGCAATGGTTTGATTTGATCGTCAGCAGATTGCGCTTCGCGCCTCTCCGCGTCAACGACTATTGACGACATGCCATAAGTAAGCGCAACTTCTAGCCGCTTTAGAGCAAACAGGTCCAACGAAGTGCCGTCACCGTCAACATCTTTCCTGAACTCCTCTTCCCAATATGGATCACCGCCTTCTAGTTTAATCATCTTACGCATAACCATGCCGGCTGCGTTATGAATTAAGCGCTTTGTAAATGGCGCTAAAACAGAAAGATTAACGCGAGTCTTCCATGGGTCAATATTGGTCTTTGGATCTTCTCGCTCTCTTGGTTCACGCGGCAAATAGATATGTGCATTTGCATGTAAATACTCAGTTCCCTTTGTGACGGCTTGCATTATTTCCCACTTTTGCTGCATTCGCCTATTTATGTCGTCCATATAAAATGGACTATCTACGTCTATGTAGTTTGGCAGCGATATTTTTCTGGTTGCTAGGTTCATTGCGGCAAAGCGTTTTCGGTCAGTCTACCCCTACAATGGTGAGGCCGGCGCAGTGGAACGCCCTGATCCGCTGCCCTTCACCTTGTCGAAACATGCCAAAAGCCTGCAGCCTCCTGTCACTTCGCCCGGAGCAGGAAGCCGTGTTCAGCGATCAGCGGCGGTTTCGCGCAGCTATCGTAAAGCGCCGCTGGGGCAAAACCTACCTAGCTTGCACTGAGCTAGGACACGGCGCAACCAACAAGGCTGGGCGCTACCTGTATCTTGCGCCGAGTCCCAGGATGGCAGAAGATATTGGCTGGGCAGCAATGCAGGCCATTATTCCTGGCGAACTTATTGAAAAAACCATGCAGTCTACTTTGTCGCTTAAACTTAAAAATGGATCGACTATTCACCTGGGAGACACAGAGAATGTTGACGCTTGGAGGGGATTTGCGCTTCGCGGCGTTGTACTTGACGAGTTTGCGCTTTATGACAAAGATGTTTGGCGCTGTGTTATTGCTCCCTCCATTGCCGACTTGCGCGGTTGGGCACTATTTTTGACGACAGCTAGGCCGGACGGAAGCCTTGGCCCCTGCTATGACAGTATAGGCTATAAGTTGCAACCTATTTATCGCTATGGCAGCTCACGGGAAGAAAATATTTCAGATGGCAATGTTGAGGAAGCGCGTAAAACGCTTTCTAGGCAGGCATTCAAGGTAGAGTTTGAGGCTGCGATGATGTAATTTTGTGACGACTGCCGCTGCCACTGCCCCCACGGGACTTCGCCCAAGTGGCGACATTGTAGTAGGTAGAAACCGGCTTTCTCTGCGGCCAATGCAGGGGATGATTTTTAATGATCGACGCCGTTTTCGTGTTGTCTTAGCTGGCCGGC